TATGTGCTTGCTAACGCTCATTTGTTGAGGAAAGAAGCTACAGAGTGGATTGTGACGGTCTATCGATCAAAGCCTGAACAAGGTTTGACCGATGAGATCACATTCCGGATTTGTCCACAGGATGTTATTGTGCGACGTGATCGCGATCTTTGTTTGTTTAAGGTGCTGAATGCACCTGCTTGCAAAGACATCCTCAAATACTGGGCTTTGAAGCCCGTTCCTCTCTCATGTATGTGGGAGATTCTTCGAGAGAAAGACGGAAATGTCGTAGTTCGCGATATGTATGGAATCAATGAGATCCCTAGTATGCGAATCGAAGAACTTGAGATGACGACCAAGGTCGCCATGGGAACATTGTCTCAAGACAACATCACTAAGAATGGTGATTGTGGTGCACTTGGAGTGGCCTCGACACCTAAAGGACCTGCCATTTATGGCATTCATGTTCTTGGTGGTGGGTGTAATGCCGGAGTTATGTGCGTTGAGAAAGAGACAATTGAGGAAATGATGAAGGAACTTGATGATAAGGACCTTTATCCGATCACTGTGCAGGGCGGCGGAGAACCATCTCTGTCGTCACATGGTATCACACGGATGTTGGGTGGTCTGCACCACCGATCCGTGACACGGTACTTACCCAAAGGAACGTTGCGTGTTTATGGCACGTTTCAAGGGTTTAGACCGAACTTCAAAAGTCGTGTGTGTGAGACACCTATCTGTGAGAGAGTGTGTGAGCACTACGATTATGAAGTGGATCATGGAAAGCCAGTCATGAGGGGCTGGGAACCTTGGAAGAAGAATCTTGAGAAGATGATTCATCCAACCTGTACTGTGAAACAGGACGTTTTGCGAGATGCCGCTGAAGGGTATCTCAATGACGTGGTCTCCCATTTACCCTCAGGCTGGGAGAAGGAGCTCGTTGAGCTGAGTGATAAAGCTGCTGTTAACGGTTTGCCCGGAGTGAAATTCATTGATAAGATCAATCGAAATTCCTCCATGGGCTTTCCGTGGAACACGACGAAGAAGAATTATCTTTTTTCAGAAGCAGATGAGCGTTATCCTGAAGGAGTCACATTTGATGATGAATTTTGGGAGCGTGTTCACAATATGGAAACGAGATATGGTAACAACCAACGTTGTTTCCCTATTTTCTCCGGGGCGTTGAAAGATACGCCCACGCCATTCAAGAAGATTGCGATGAAGAAGACACGAGTTTTCACGGGTGCACCAGCTGATTTAGCTGTGGTGACTCGGAAGAAGCTTTTGTCCTTCATTCGCTTGGTGCAGAAGAACAAGTTCGCCTTTGAGGCGGGACCTGGTACTGTCTGCCAATCTACTGAGTGGGGCCAGATTTACAAATATGTTACTCACTTTGGTGAGGATCGCATGTTTGCTGGCGATTTCGGATCGTATGACAAGTTCATGATCGCGCTGTTTATTATGACAGCATTTTCAATCATTGCTCGCATGCACGAACTCGCAGGATTTGACAAATCCTATTGCGACTCGATCATGGCGATTGGTGAAGATACAGCGTTTTCATGGGTGAATTTCAATGGTGATTTATATGAGTTCTTCGGAACAAATCCGTCGGGCCATGCCTTGACAGTTATCATCAATTCCATTGTGAATTCTTTGTACATGCGATACTGCTACCACGAGACGAGTCCTAAGCATGAGTGCGCTTCTTTCAAGAAGTTTGTGCACTTGTTTACTTATGGCGACGACAACATGCAGGGGGTGAGCCGATTGATTGATTGGTATAATCACACCTCTGTTTCTGCTGTATTAGCTAGTATTGGAGTTGAGTACACGATGGCCGACAAAGAGTCGGAAAGTGTGCCCTTCATCAATATTAAGGACGTGTCCTTCCTCAAGCGCAAGTGGCGCTGGGATGAGGATGTGGGAGCGTGGTTGGCGCCTATTGAAGAAGCGTCGATCAAGAGATCCCTGACCGTGTGGCTTCCTTCGGAGTCGGTGACTGCTCCTGTTCAGATGGTCGACGTTGTGATGTCGGCTATCAATGAATACTTTTTCTACGGTAAAGAAGTGTTTGAACAGAAACGAGCTTTCTTCCTGACTTTGTTGGAGGAAGAGCCTTATTGCCGGATTTTGGCAAATAAGCATGTCCCGACTTGGGACGAAGAAGTGGAACGATTCCACGAGGCTTCTCGACGATTGTGTCATTAAGTCTATATCTTCTGGCTTTGGCTGGCCAGGGGATGAAAACAATAGTCATGCAACAGTTTTAATAAGAATATCAATACAGTTGCGGCAGTCACTAGAAGTACTGTCACTCGCGGAAAGGTTTTATACCGACCTTCCTCGTTTTATGATATGGTAGTCGTGCAGTCTGATGAATCAATGGTCTTACCAACCGATGTTTCGTCAGAGTCGACTTCAGAGCAAGCCCAAACTGTGTCCTTTGTGGACGCGACTATGGGAACGAACGTGGTTGCACCTAGTGCAACTAGTTCGATTGCTAAAGTTGATGGAACGGAAGATACGTCCCTTGGGGCGTTTCTCTCTCGACCGGTGCAGATCGACGCTTTTGCGTGGTCTGACTCGGACGTGGGAGTTTTCCGAACTATCACACCTTGGCACTTGTTTATGAATAATACTGCAGTGAAAAAGAAGTTGGACAACTTTGCCTTTTTTCGAGGCAAGTTGCATCTCAAAGTCTTAATCAACGGTACGCCGTTTGAGTATGGACTGATGAAAGTTGCGTATCAACCCATGAAGGGGTGGGATGCGAACCGGATTCGAACGAATGTGACATCTGATGTCCCTCTTCTAATTCCCTATTCTCAACTACCGGGATTCTATGTTAGTCCCTCTGCTTCGGCAGGGGGTGAAATGGAATGCCCTTTCTTCTATCACCAGAATTGGTTGGCAATTGGAGAAGCCTCCACTATTCAGAACTTCGGTTCTTTGTTTTATGTGGTGTATTATCCATTGTCTACAGCGGTGGCTAGTGGTCTAACCACTGCCACTGTAACCACTTTTGCGTGGTTGACAGATGTTGAGTTGATGGGTCCAACGTCGGGTCTGGCTGTTCAGTCAGATGAGTACGTTGAAGGCGCTATCTCAGGGCCCGCGACAGCGGTAGCCTCTGCAGCCAGCATGCTCACGAAGATTCCTATTATTGGTAAGTTCGCTAGAGCCACTGAGATTGGTGCGAAGTCCGCGGCTAGTATAGCGCGGCTGTTCGGGTATACAAATGTACCCGTCATCGACGATGTGCGAGCGTTTCAACCGATGAATGCTCCGATGCTTGCATCGGCGCACATTGGTGTACCAGCACAAAAACTGACATTCGATCCTAAACAAGAATTGTCTATCGACCCATCCATCCACGGATTGGATTTTGGAGATGAGCTTTCATTAGCTTATCTGAAGTCGAAGGATTCTTACCTCACGGGCACGAGTTGGGCGACTACTGATGCGCTCGGTACGGTATTGTATAACATGCGGGTTAATCCCTATTTGTTTGCAAATATCCCTATCGAAGCGTCTGAAGTTACAGTTGCTCAACGAGTGTACCACACTCCTATATCGTACATCTCTGAGATGTTTCGATCATGGCGTGGTGGGCTGCGTGTGAGGATTAGGATCGTCGCGACGAAGTTTCATAAAGGTCGACTGAAGATTCAGTATGACCCATGGAACAATATATCGCAGACGGCAGTCGGTGAAAATCTAGTGTATACAGAGATTATTGATATTGGTGAGACAAACGAAGTTGAGTTTGTCATACCATACCATCAAAACATCTCTTGGCTTGATGTTGAACAAAACGTCGCAGAGCCCAATTGGACTCTGGGCGACGATAAACAATATCGACCCAACAAGGATAATGGTACCTTGACCATATCCGTGTTGAATACGCTAGTCGCTCCAATTGCGAGTACTATTGGTATCATGGTTTTTGTCCGTGGTGCTGATGATCTCGAATGGGCGAATCCCAAGGATCACAACGGTGGGGCTACCACCAATTACGTGGTGCCTTCCTTCTATGAAGTTCAGAGTGATGAAGAAGTTGTTACGACACTTTCTAAAACACTTGGACATGGGGAAGCACCCTCCTCCTCTCGCTACCATATGCATTATGGTGAGAATATTGCTAGTCTTCGGACGGTTTTGCATCGGTCTTCATTGACTGATGTGACATATTTTCCGTTGACTGCTAGCTCATTGAATATCATTGGTAAGCGTCTCCGCATTCTACCCTGTTCTCCAGGGTTTGACGCGAATCCTTATGCTAAGGCGAATAAACTTCTATCAGCAGGTACCTTAGGGTATAGCTTTACGAATATGCATCCGCTTAGTTGGGTTTCTCGTATGTTTGGCGGGTTCCGGGGGAGTGCAACGTTCACTTTGACACCTGGTGCAGATTTGCGCAATGGGTTGTCGAATGTGATGGTGCAACGAATGGACGATGTGGACGCGTACGCGAATACGTATTACATTACAACACTTACAGCGCCGACAACGACTTCTCAAAAAGTTGCGTTGTTGAACAATGGAGTTCTTGGTACTGGCACTGGTGGTCTTGCGATCACCTCTACCCAGACCAATGGTTCGCTGAATTTTAATGTACCGTTCTTTTCGCGTTACAATTTCGCGTTAACGTACCCCTCAATCTATGGTAAGAGCGTCGATGATACAGATCGGATGAGTGTAAACTTTTCCGCCTTTGTTAACACTGGCACTTCTGGCAATGAGGTCACGGTTTCTAATGCACAATGTGCTGGACCTGATTTCACTTGCCTATTCTTCATGTGTTGTCCAACAGTGGACTACTTGAAGGATAGACCAACCCCTAGCGCAACCTAGGGTGCCTGAAGAGGATATAATACTAAGAGTAAAACAGAACTTGACCCAGTAATGGGACACGAGGTATGCGGCTTCATGATGGCCACTCGCTCTCTTCGGGGAGTAAAATCGAACATGCACAATTAAGTGGAATTCATCGTTAAAGAGTTTTTGGATACTGCACTATTGTGCAGGGATCAGCAGAGCTTTTCTCTTTCGCGAGTCATGAATTTTCATTGAAAGTGCATGCGGGAGTTATGC